AGGCGCTGCAGTATAGCTCTCACTATTACCTTTTACAGAATAAGAAGGCATCTCTGCAAAATAAGAATTAGAAACCCCGTTAATTTTTATGCTTATAGGGCCGTTGTAAACTTTTGTCAAGGTGTTTTCATCTACTATAGTAGGACCAAGCTGCACCGGACCAATACCTCCTGATTTTATTTGAAGCTCTTGTGCACTGTTATATTGAAATTGATCCGTATTTATAAGAGTAGCGAGATCATACTTTACTAAATCAGAAGTTAAAGGAGGAAATGATGTTACTGAACTTAGAGAGTATATACCTCTTGTATCTTTATCATATATAATATCACCTACCGAAGCACCTGAAGCAGCAAATACGCTTAATGCTTGAGAGGAATACCCGTTTACCCCTGCACCAAACAAAGATGTTACTGCGCCTAAATTTTGTATACCAATTGGTATACCACCAGCAGTATTACCATCACCAATAAATAAGCGCTTTGTATCTATACAAAAAGCAGGCTCACCGGTACTAAAAACTATACCGGTTGAATTAGCCGTTCTACGTTGAACATCTGTACCCTGTCTTACCTGTATCTTTGTTACCGTTAACATATTTTAATATATTTATACATTTTTACTGTTAAACAACAATAAATATTACCAGTGAACAAGTTATATTCTGCAGTATTAGCAGGTAGAAATACAATAAACGTATTTGATGTTGTAAAGGGTATAAAAGCCTATAGCCTCAGCCTCGGTACTTCGGAAATCGTTAATGGCCCAATAGTTACACAAGATAAGATGACTATAGTAGTCAAAGAAAGATCTGGTGTAACAAGAGGTAAAGTATACGGCTTACCCAAAGGTATTTTGCTTTATTCTTTTCAAGTAAAATAATATGAGAAGTAAATCTAACCCAACACTTAAAAAGATACAGGATGATTTAAAAGAAGTTTATAAAACTGTTTATCAAGGTAACGGCAAACCTGCTCTTGTTACTCAGTTGTCAGAATTAACCGGTAAGTTAAAGTCTCATAGTGAACATGTTGAAATGAAATTAATGCATGTTGACGAAAAAATAGATGGATTAGAAAGAGAGATAGAATTAAAATTTAAAAATATAACAGACATAGTGACAGAAAAATTTAATAATATATCAGTACAAATAACAAGCGAATTTGGACGCAAACGGGCTGAAACAACTCATATGTGGAATTTTAAAACAGCGCTAACAACAGGATTACTTGCATCCGGTACATCGGTATTTGTTATTTTACTCGCAGAGGTTTTAAAGAGACTAAACTCTTGATTAAGAAATTACTGTTCATATAATAGCTTTATGAACATATTAGGGTTAGATTTGGTAGATGAGCCGCTAGATATCGATACTTTTTCGTATTTAGATGATAAAGATTACCCTTTTGTTGTTTTAGGCTTTCAATTAAAAAATCTTTACGATCAAAAGAGATTAGTTTTTAAAAAAGAAATTTCTTCAGAAGATATAATTCACTTAGTACCAAACGATGCAATAATGCCTAAATTTTTTAGAGGCATAAAAATTAAGCTTAAGAAAGAATTTATACCTTTTGTAAAGCATTTAGAAATGCAAGGCTCAACAAACAAATCTACTATCAACACAGATACTTATAAAACTATTTTAAAGCAATACAACCTTACATGTGACAATTGCTTTGCGCATTTAAATAAAGGAATATATCCCATAGATAGTGAGTGCTTGAATAAATTATCTGTTCAGCAGTTTGATATTGATAGTCTTTATACAGATTATCTAGAAGCTAACTCTCCAATCTATCAATCGTTAGGTTACTTTGTTATTTATATTTTAAGTAATAAAAACTATTACGAAACAACAACTAAAAATTATTTACACGCAGTAGTAAAAAAGTATAATTCTGTATAAGAATATCATAAATACTTTTTTGTTTCACTACATATGAGCACTCAAATATTCGTAAAAAAACGCAACGGTCAGGCAGAAAAATTTAATATTGAAAAGATTAATAAGGTAATCTCGTGGGCGGTTGAAGGTATAAGCGGTGTAAGCTTATCAGAAGTAGAAATTAATTCAAAACTCAATATAACAGAAAATATCTCTACACAAGATATACATCAAGTCTTAATTGAATCGGCAGCAAATTTAATATCACTTGAAAAACCAAACTATCAATATGTTGCAGGCAGATTATTAAATTATCAATTACGTAAAGATGTTTGGGGTGGTAAGCATCCTCCACGATTGCTTGATGTAATTAATTCTGGACTTAGAAAGGAAATTTATGATCCTACTATAATTGAAAAATACTCTGAAGATGAAATAAACAAAATCGGTTAATATATTGATCATGATAGAGACTTTTTATTTACTTACGCCGGTATAAAACAACTTTGTGACAAATATCTAATTAAAAATAGAGTCGCAGATAAGATTTTTGAAACACCTCAATTTGCTTATATTCTTATAGCTATGTATGCGTTTATAAATTACCCAGCAGAAGCTCGGTTAGAATATGTAAGAAGGTTTTATAACGCTATTTCTAGACATAAGATTAATCTACCTACTCCTATAATGGCAGGCGTGAGATCGAGATCAAAAAGCTATGCAAGTTGTTGCTTAATAGGTGTCGACGACACAAAGGAGTCAATTACAGCATCCGGTACAGCTATATCAATTGCTACTGCGAGTAGGTGTGGCATTGGTATTGATGTCTCTAAAATAAGAGCTATTGGTTCATCTGTTAATAACGGTGAAGTAGTTCATACTGGCTTGATTCCGTTTTTAAAGATTTATGAGGCTTCAGTTAAAGCATGGCAGCAGAATGGCTTAAGAGGCGGTTCAGCAACAGTTAATGTTCAGTGGTGGCATTATGAAATCGATGATATTGTTGTACTTAAAAATAATGCAGGTACCGATGATAACAGAGTTCGTAAGCTTGATTACACGGTGGGTATGTCAAAACTTTTTTATGATAGGGTAATTAAAAATGAAAATATAACGCTATTTAGCCCCGCTGAGGTACCGCATCTTTATGAAGCATGGGGTACGCCGAGATTTAATAAGGTGTATGAAGAGTGTGAATCAGATAAAAAAATTAAACTTAAAAAGAAAATATCGGCTCGTAAGCTATTTTCTCTAATTATTAAAGAGCGTGTAGAGACCGGTCGCATCTATATTCTAAACGTAGATACAGCAAATGAACATACTCCTTGGTTAGATAGAGTAACAATGAGTAATCTTTGTACTGAAGTACTACACCCCACTATACCTCTTAAAGACTACCACGATCCGGATGGTGAGATAGGCATGTGTATCCTGTCTGCAATTAATATGCTTGAGATTAGGGATTGGAAAGACCTTGAAAAAACATGTGATCTTGCGGTAAGATTTCTTGAAGAAATAATTGATATACAATTTTACTTTAATAAAGCAGCAGAAAATTTTGCTAAAAAAAGAAGAAGCTTAGGTATAGGGATTACCAACCTTGCTGCGTTTTTAGCTAAGAATGAAGTATCTTATAACTCTAAACAGGCATTAGTTTTAATTGATGAATGGATGGAACATTTTCAATACTACCTTCTTTCTTCTAGTAATAAGCTAGCTAAAGAAAAGGGTAAGTGTGAAAAATATGAACGAACAAAATTTGCCAAAGGTATTCTTTCAATTGATACCTATAAGAAGAATGTTGATGAAATTATAAAAAGAAAATTATCGCTTGATTGGAAGACCTTGCGCGAACAAATAAAACAATTTGGTCTCAGACATTCAACGCTTTCATGCTGTATGCCTTGCGAGTCTAGTTCTGTAATACAATGCTCTACCAATGGTGTAGAGCCGGTACGGTCATTGATAACATATAAGATGTCTAAGATGGGTAAATTACCAGTGCTTGTTCCGGGTATTGGAAAGTACGATTCAAATTATGAATTAGCTTTTAATTTTAAAGACAATACGGGCATTATTAATATAAATGCTGTTATACAAAAATATATTGATATGGCTATTTCAACTAACATCTACTACAACTACAGTCAGTATGAAAATAATGTTCTGCCTGATGCGAAAGTAATGAAAGAACTGATGTATGCTTACAGTATGGGTCTTATAAGTTTATACTACAACAATACGGATGACGGTGATAAAGAGCAGTCAACAAATAAAGAAACTGATTGCTCTAGCGGTGCATGTAAGCTATAAATAGTATTACCCCATGAAGTCTGTACTTAATTTAAAAAATATTGACTACACTAAGCAGCCTATATTTCTTGGAGAGGATTTAAATTTACAAAGATATGATAGATTTAAGTACCCCATCTTTTTTGAATTGTTTAAAAAACAAGAAGAATTCTTTTGGTGGCCTCATGAAATCTCTTTGCAAAAAGATAGAAGTGACTATAAGGAGTTGACAGCAGAAGAGCGGTTTGTATTCGACCAGAATCTGAGATTTCAAACATTAGGAGATAGCATGCTCTCTAGGTCTATACATTCACTAAAAGAGTACGTAACTAACCCAGAACTAGAAATATGTATGAATACGTGGGCGCGGTTTGAAGGTATTCATAGCTACAGCTATTCATATCTGCTTAATAATGTTCACCCTGATGCTACCAAATTTTTTGATAGTATTATGGAGGATAAAGAAATTGTAAGTAGAGCTGAGCTAATCCGAAATAATTATGATAAAATTCTTGGATCTGATGAAAAGAAAGATAAAAAGGAAAGAATTTATGATTGTGTACTTTCAACTAACGTAATGGAAGGGCTTGTTTTTTATGTATCGTTTGCTTGCAGCTTTTATTTTGGTTACCGTGGTAAGATGGAAGGTAATTCTAAAATTATTAAATTTATTCAGCGCGATGAAGCTTTACATTTCGGTATTACACAGAATTTATTAAAAATATTTCGTGATGAAGATAAGGAAGGATTTACTGGAATTGCAAAAAAGAGTGAAGATAAGGTATATGCATTTTATGAGCAAGCTGTAAAAAACGAGATAGATTGGGCACATTATTTGTTCAGTAAAGGTGCTTTGCTTGGCTTGAACCCCGACGTACTCGGGGGCTATACAAAGTGGTTGTGTGATAATAGGTTGCGTTCTCTTGGGTATAAAAAGCTGTTTAATCAAAAAGAAAATCCTATTGCAGGGTGGCTTGATAGTTATCTGGATAGTAGTAAGGTTCAGGTAGCACCGCAAGAAACAGAGATTTCTGCTTATAAGATCGGTGCCCGGGATACAAATATAACTGAAGATACATTTGATGATATTAAGCTATGATTTATTCTCATACGCTTCAGAGTCTTACTGAGGAAGAAGTTTCTATCCTTTATCTTATTTGTCAGAAATTTCTACCGTTTGAACCCAATTACATGACACTAAAAACATTACGTATACCGGTTGTATTAAAAATTCTTGACGTTCTCAAGCCACAAGCATTAGAAGAAAAACAAACAATATTTGATAGTCTTAAAGAAAAATTATCCGCTCAATAATAAATAAATTTTGAAGGAGAAGTTGTATTTATACATCAGGGGTGGGTTGGTGGGAACCTTTTGAGGTTACTGATGTAGTATATTTTATGTTCAGATATATTAAATATTAATATGACGGCAACACTATCGTCATGCGCTACACCGCACGATAAGTTACTAGAGAATAGCCTACTGTATAAGGAATTTGTTGCAGAACGCGAAGAGATACTTAGGAACAAATGGTATATGTCTGAAAGAGCAGGTAAGGATGTAGGGTTTGAAAGAGCTTTAATGGACTGGGTATCAAACCATAGATGCAAATGGCGATTAAAAAGATCTTAATTATTTTTTATAATTAGCAACAACTTCTGCGTTTATAGGTGCATCCTTACCTGCTACTTTTTCTCTTGTCTC